CATAACTAATCTATGTTGATTAAGTAAAGGTTCTAAAGTATCTATAATCCTTCTTTCTTTTTGTATATTAACTCTTATCTCTTCAATAGTACATGGATAAATAGCATTCATAACTGGTCGTAGTAAGTTACTATACATACCATCACCAAAGTTACTCTCTACTATAACCTTATTAACCTTATATTTATGAGCTATTTCAGCAATAGCAACTAATGTTTCTTCATAACCACCTGGTAACTTACCTATATAAGGTACATATATCTTACCATGTAAGTGACATACTACTGCTATACCAGTCTTATCTGCTCCTCTACCTGATGGGTCAATAGCTAATATAGAACCTTCATAACTACTACTCTCACTACTAGATAATCCTCTATGTAAAGTATCTCCAGTAAATCCTACATTAGGTATAGTTGTAACAATACTACTAGCATCACTAGTCCATCTAAGGTTAGTAGGAGCTTTAGTAGCTTCTAAGTCAGTAACTATTAAGTCACTAGCTTTTAAGGGATATCGTTCACTATCACTTAATGTTGTATCTAACATAAACTGTAGTTTAAATCCAGATAATCCATAACTCTTTTCTCTATGTAGTAAATCTTCTTCACTAAACCTAGAGTCTGTTGATGTACCTATAACATCTGGATTACTATACATATCTTGTACTAAGTAATCTGCTAAACATCCTTCATAATTATCTAATTTATCAGGATATCTAGCTGGATATATCTTAGTAACATAACCTTTCTCTCTTAATCTATTATAAATAGACTCTGATGATTGAGGTGTTCCTAATACTAATATCTGTGCATCTTTAGTAGTCTGTAAGATAGCTTCATATTCAGCTACTTGTTGTAGTAACTGTACTCTTCTAACTTCAGTAGCACTATTGTTTTGACCTTCAACGTCATCACTAATTAGTAATGAAGCTCTATTACCTTGTAATTGACTTGTGATACCTAATGCTTTAACACTAGGTTGTACTGCTACTTCACAACCATTAACATCAAAACTTATTACTGAACTTCTTTGGTCATTACGAGGTATTAAGTGTTGTAGTATTGGCATAGTATCTATTAGTTTTCTAATAAATATAGCAATGTTATCTGAGTGTGCTCCAGATTGAGAAACTATTAAGACTTTCTCATTAGGATTTCTTAATAATCTCCAACATACATATGCTCCCGTTATCCAAGTTTTTCCAATTCCTGCGTAAGGCTTCAAGCTGAGAACGCTTGTGCCCCTCCTGGAGGTAATCTGCTATATATAATTGCATCCTAGTTGGTGGTGGTAGTCTTAAATGTTCCCAAGTTATCTTTAAGAAGTATCTAAAATCTTGTATAGCTAATTCTATTTCATTATCATTCATACATAATCTCCTTTATGTGTTTAAACGCATTTTAAAGTACCTAGAAGCCACGATAACTGTTTCAAGCAGTAATTATGTTCCTAAGTATTATCGTTGCTCCTAGAGCTTCCTAGACATCAAATATAGACATCATCTCTTCAACAGATAGTTGTGGTTTACTACCTTCCTTATTAGCTATCTGTATAATAGAATCTTTTAAACTCATTGTTTCAGAACTCTCTACTACATCAGCTGTTATGTTATTATTCTTTAGAAAGGTTATAGCTAGTGCTAATACCTTATGGTCAGATAAATTATTACCTAACTCCTCAGCTACCTTTCCATGTAAATCATTTAACTGGGCTTGACCAGCTTTATCTTTAAATACTTTATTAAGCATTATTATTCCTTTATATAATTATATAGTGGTTTATCATATTGAACATCTTGTGTACTCTCTAACTTACCTTGATTAGCTAAATCTTTCTCTAATCCTTTCATAAGATAACTTAATCCTGGAAAAGAATTAATAATAGGTACTAATCTCATAAAACTAGCAGCATCTTTCTCATTAATTCCATCAGCTAAACCTTGTACTGATTGAAATAGTTTATTACCAACACTATAACCAGCCCCTAATTGAGAAGCTAAGTCAGTTTTAGGAGCATAACTACTACCTAAAGGAGCATTACCAGTCATCATTAATCCAAAATCTATATAGTTAGGAACTATTCCAGCTATTGGTGTTCTTGTAACTGCTTTAGTTAATATAGTAGTAGCATCATCTTCCTTATCTTTAGCTCCTGATACTACTAATGCCTTATCTTCTAGTGTTAAAATAGCATCCATAATAGCTGTTCCTATAAATATACCAACAGCTGTTCTAGCACTCATTTCATCAAAACCATTTAATAGTAATCTTTCATATAAAGCTACTGGCATTTGAGTAAATTGTAAAGCCATAGTAGCTAGTGGATTATTAACATCACTTTGCCATCTATGTACTCTAGTACCATCTGCTCTCATAATAGTATCTCTAGTAGCTCTAGATAGGTATCGTATAAACTTCTTAGCTACATCTTGATTTCTCCAATTATCATGATTCCAATTAGATACTTGCCCATCATTTGCATACTCTAATCTTTGTTTAGCTATAGTTTCTATATCAGCACTTGATAATCCAAACCTAGCAAATCTAGATGATTCTTGTTTAGTTAATGCTCTAGGTCTTGATAGTACTGATTGTAGCTCTACTAAAGCTGAACTACCTGATACAAAATCACTAATATCATTCATATAGTTGAAACCACTATATTTTCTAGCAAAACTAGATGTTTTATCTAGAAACATTTCAACTTTACCAGTAGTAGGAGCTACTTCCATATTATCAAATCTATCATACTTCATTCCTCTAAGAGTCTGTGATGCTAATCCAGCTTGTCTCATTAATTTAACCATAGGGTCATTACTCTTAGCATTAGATATATGGTCTAATACTTGTTTATAGGATGGGACATAACTATTAATTACTGGTTTTAGTCCATACCTCATAATAGCTACAGTAGGTTCTACAATAGCATACTTAACAAACCCAGCATTATATAAAGCACTAGCACCTTTTCTTAATAACCTAGATGTTTTCTGAATAGCTGCATCAGGATTATGATTATACTTTCTACTTCCTAATATTGTTTCAAATACTGCTCTTGTATTCTCTACATCTTTCTTTATAGCTCTTTCACTAGCACCTAAAGTTCTTCCTTCAGTTACTATTTTTCTATATACATCTTCCATAGAAGCTGACAAGCTACCTAAGTTATTAGTATCTAATCCATAAGTTTTTTTTAAAGCTATTTTACCACCAATTCTATCTGCATACTCAGTCCCTATAACTTGAATATCATTAACAAATAAGTCAGGATGTAATTCTCTATTCATTCTAAGTTTTCTTTGTCTAGTAGCTGATGTAGCTTGTACTCCTCTACCTCCATCTACATATCTATGTTTAATATCTCTATCTAAAGCTTTCTCAATCATAGATGAAGCGATAGACTTAACATCATCAATAGTAATTTCACCTCGAGCAAGTAATGCTTTATTCAATTCATCGCTAAGTAACATTTCTTCAAATTTAGTAGTAGCACCTTGAACATCAGCTAAGATATTATCTTCATTATATTTAATATGACCATATCCTCTAGAGTCTTTACCAGCAATACCTTTTAATTCAACTTGTGTAGCATCCTCACCATATTTAGTATAGAAATCTTGTATATATTCTAAGTGTTTAGGAACTACATATCTACCATTATCAAAATTTCTACTTCTAACATGAGCAGTTACTACATCATAAATATCATCAGGTTCTTTTATTCTAGTTTCCATAATTGGTTTATTCTTAGTACCTATATTTACTTCTTCTGTATCTAATTTATTACCAGTAGCTTCTTCATATAATTTAAATTGCTCATCTTTTGATAAAGCACCTACTTCTCTTCTAACATCTTGTTCTACACCATTAGTAAATTTATTCCATTCAGTACCATCTACTAATGATTGTTCCATAACATTAGCATTATTAACTTTAGCATTCTCATTAGCATGTAATATTAATGATGATATTCTATCATTTTGTGTCATTTCTAAATAATCCATAGCAGTATCTTTATCATGTACTACAAAGTTACCATTGGCATCTTTCATAGCACTAACTGGAGTAGTTGCTCTTAAACCAATATCTCTAGCAGTAGTAGTTACACTATTATTTATCAATTGGTCTGCTGATGACATAGAAAAGAAACCTCTTAATCCTCCAGTACCAGGTATATTATTTAACATATTCATAGTATTATTAGAAATAGACGCTCTACCTTCTCCAGTAGCTACAGATGTAAAAGTATGCCCTAATAAAGGTAAAGCTACACCAAAAGCAGTTCCATATTTAATTGTATTATTAAGTCTTTCTTCATCATTAACATTACTTTCTGCTTGTATAAGTGCTTCACTTGTACCAATAGCCCCTCCAACTGCTAAACCACTAGTACCCATAGAAGCTATCTTAGTAGCTGCTGCTGATTGTAGATTTAAAGCCCCTACTGCTGTCTTACCAGCTTTAAAGAACATGCCACCAGCTACCCAAGAAGGTATATCTGCTAATGACACAGCCATTTCTAATCCCATACCAGTAGCTCCTGACTTCTCAATAATATCTACTGAATCATGCCACTTCTTTTGATTATTTAAAGTAGCTCTTAGATAATCTTCATTTCTAGCATTCTTTGCTTCTGATAAATCACTACTAGTTATAGCAGGATTCATTTCTTTAACAACCTTATCAAAATCAGGACTATTAAAATAATTAATATCTCCCTCATTATCAGGCATCATT